AAGCAAAAGAAGATGGCGGAAAGAACTTTTATATCGAAGGTATTTTCTTGCAGTCTGCTATTAAAAACAGAAATGGTAGAATTTACCCAGAGCATGTAATGGACAAAGAAGTTGCCCGTTACATGAAAGAAGCAGTTGACACTAAAACTGCTATGGGTGAATTAGGTCATCCAAATGGCCCTCAGATTAATCTTGACAGAGTATCACACCGCATTGTATCACTTCGTAAAGAAGGAACCAATTATGTCGGTAAGGCTATGATTACAAATACTCCAATGGGTAATATCGCCAAGGGTATTATGGAATCAGGTGCTAGACTAGGTGTTTCTTCACGTGGTATGGGTTCATTGAAGCTTAACAAGGAAGGTGTCAACGAAGTTCAAGACGATTTCAGATTAGCAACTGCTGCTGATATTGTTGCAGATCCATCTGCTCCAAATGCTTGGGTGAATGGTATCATGGAATCAGTTGATTGGGTCTATGATGATAGACTTGGCTGGAAGGCTATTCAGATTGTTGAAGAAGCCAAGAAGGAAATTGAGGTCGCTGTAGCATCACGTTCATTGACTGAAAGCACAAAATTGAAGATGTTCGAATCTTATTTAAGAAAAATCTCAAAAATCTAATAAAGATAAATAAGTAATAAATTATCCTAAAGGAGTTAAAAATGGAAGAGAATGATAACATTGAGAATGGCAATATCCAAGAAGTTGCGGCTATTGACACTCTCAAGCCTGGCGCTGGTTCAGGTGGTACCGAATCCAAAGCACAAATGCTAGCTACATTTACTACACTTCTTGCACAGCTTGGCAAGGAAGATCTAACAAGCATTTTTGATGCAGTTCAGGCTCAGTATGGTGCTAACAAGGCTCCTGGTGCTGTTGACAATGCTGCAAAGAATGCTGCTACAGTTTCCATGAAGCCATCAGCTGCAATGGGATCTGGTGCATGGAAGGAAGACATCGACGACATGTTCGGGGGCGGTGAAGAAGATCTATCCGAAGAGTTCAAGGAAAAGGCTTCAACAATTTATGAAGCAGCTCTAACAACTCGTCTAAACCTTGAAGTAGCTCGTCTTGAAGAAGAACTAGAAACAATCACTGCTGATCTTGAAGAGCAGTTCAATGAAGCTCTTGAAGAAAAATCAACTGAAATGTTTGAAGAACTATCAGGTAAGCTTGATCAGTATCTTGATTATGTTGTTGAACAGTGGATTGAAGAAAATACTCTAGCAGTTGAAAATAGCCTTCGTGCTGAAATTGCAGAAGATTTTATCAAGGGTCTACATAATCTATTCTCTGAACATTATATCACTGTTCCTGAAGAAAAGATTGATCTTGTAGCTGAAATGAAGGCTGAACTTGAAGAAGTTAAGTCAAAGCTAAATGAAGCTATTGATTCAAAGCTTGAACTTCAGAATCTAATCAATGAAGCAACTATCGATGCAACACTTGATGAAGTTTCAACTGGTCTTGCTGAAACACAGATTGAAAAGTTCCGTACTCTAGCAGAAGGCATTGAGTTTACTGATGCAGAAACTTATAGAAGAAAGCTTGAAATCATCAAGGAAAATTATTTCTCAGGTAAGAAACTAGCAGTTAAGTCAACTGGTATGATTACTGAAGAAATTGATGGCACTGATGACTCAATTAATGAATCAGTTGTTCCTGCACATATGGAAAAATATGTAAAGGCAATTTCGAAAACAATTTCAAAATAAGTAGAATTATAAATAAAATAGCTTAAACAAAAAAGCTTAAATTTGGGAGAAGTAAAAAATGTCTTATCTAGCTGAAGAAATTCAAAATAAGTGGAAGCCAATCCTTGAGCATGAGGATCTTCCAGCAATTAAAGATGCTCACAAGCGCGCTGTAACTGCACAGATTCTTGAAAATACCGAGAGTGCTGTTCGTGAAGCACGTGCTTCAATGTCTGGTGGTTTCCTTGGTGAATCCGGTCCAACCAACTCAATTGGTAACCCAGACCCAACAAACGCTGGTGCAATCGATACCTTCGATCCAGTTCTTATCTCACTTGTTCGTCGTGCGATGCCAAACCTAATTGCGTATGATGTTTGCGGCGTTCAGCCAATGACAGGTCCAACTGGTCTTATCTTCGCAATGCGTGCACGTTATTCTAACCAGACCGGTTCAGAAACCTTCTACAACGAAGTTAACACTGGTTTCTCTGCTCGTGGTGGTGCAAACGGTCAGCCAACCGACACTGGTGCAGGTTCTGCAACAGCTCCAGGTGGCGCAGTAGGTAACATCGGTACTTACCCAGCTTCATCAAACAACGCAGGTAACAGCACATATAACTTTGCTGCTGGTCTAAACACTTCATTCGCTGAAGGTCTAGGTAACGCTCCATCAGTATTCCCAGAAATGGCATTCTCAATCGAGAAGGTAACCGTTACTGCTCACAGCCGTGCTCTAAAGGCAGAATACTCACTAGAACTTGCTCAGGATCTAAAGGCAATCCACGGTCTAGATGCTGAAACAGAACTAAGCAATATTCTTTCTTCAGAAATTCTTTCCGAAATCAACCGTGAAGTTATCCGTTCAATCGTTGTTACTGCTAAGCAGGGTGCAACTGACGGTACAACAACACAGGGTATCTTCGACCTTGACACAGACTCAAACGGCCGTTGGTCAGTTGAAAAGTTCAAGGGTCTTATGTTCCAGGTTGAACGTGAAGCCAATGCTGTTGCAAAGGGTACCAGACGTGGTAAGGGTAACATCATCATCTGTTCATCAGACGTAGCTTCTGCTCTTCAGATGGCTGGTGTTCTTGACTACGCTCCTGCTCTAAACAGCAACAACCTACAGGTTGACGACACAGGTAATACCTTCGCTGGTGTTCTTAACGGCCGTCTACGCGTGTACATTGATCCATATGCTGGTTCAAACTACATGGTTGTTGGTTATAAGGGTTCAAGCTCATTTGATGCTGGTATCTTCTATTGCCCATATGTTCCTCTACAGATGGTTCGTGCAGTCGATCCTAACACCTTCCAGCCAAAAATTGGCTTCAAGACACGTTACGGCATGGTTGCAAACCCATTTGCTGAAGGTCTAAATGCTGGTCTAGGTACTCTTAACCAGGATTCAAACAACTACTACCGTCGTATTATCGTTGCTAACCTAATGTAAGGTTTTGTTAGCCAATAATAAGAAACTGAGTACAAACTGGGAGGGGATCGAAAGGTCCCCTCCTTTTTAGTTAAGATCTTGGATTTAACCGGCGATTAGATTTATCTTCTTGATCCTTAATCCAGCCAGGAGTACGAATTAAAGATGGTTCCAATCCGATACATAGTTGACATACGGTACGATAATCCAAGCATCTACTGCAAACCCATTCACCATTAGTGATCATAGCAAACCAAGCCTTTCAAGTTGAAGCAAAGAATCAATTGCACTTGTATGGAGTATAAAAGTTCCTCCATGTTCTTCCCATAGATGCTTGTATTGAGGCCAATCATCGACGAGAATATTGTGTTTAGCTTCGTGCATATGAAGCCGCTTATCTTTGCTACTACATGTGATAATATCTACATCATCACCAAACATCTTCTTAGCCCATCGGATTTTCTGTGGCTTAGCCCAAGTTCCTTGCGGACAACCAGTAAGAATAGTAGGATTAAGATGCTTTACAGAAGTCCATAAATACATTGCATCTGGCATTAATGGCAACTTTTCGTAAAAGCCATCATATGCGGCAAGAGTTTTCCAAAACAACTTCCTACCATGCACTTCTTCATACTTACGAGGATGCATACCGAAAATATCGGTAGCAAGTTCATCAAAATCGGCTAATACGCCATCACAATCTAAAAACAATTTCATATATTATCCTTCAGGTAGTTGATAGATAGGAATACCTGTAACATCTCTACGAATAGACTTAGGTATATAGTTGTTGGAATCATTAAATTCCAATGGTGGTAACTTCATCTTAAGTCTATTTTCACACATTTTATTGAACCAGTAACGTTGGTGTTTCAATAATTCTTCACTTCTTTTGTCCCAGAAGTTGTTGAGGGAATTATTCAGATCATCAATAGACATTACCTGTGAATCCTCTATAAATAACCTATTATATTCCATTGACCATAAAGTCATTATAACCATTCTAGAAAAGATGTAAATAGGAATCTGCATGTTTGATCAAAATAATTTATCGCAACTGAACTTTAAATTAAAGTTGCCATCACTGAATGAGCTAGAGATGAGAGCTCAGTCTGTATCAATCCCCGGCTTAAGTCTTGGACAGGCTGATGTTCCAACACCATTCGTCCGTATTTACGAACCAGGTAATCTTGATTATAATAGTCTTGATGTATCTTTTATGGTAGGTGAGAACTTAAAGGATTATTTAGAGATCTATAATTGGATGGTTCAGCTAGGTTATCCAGATGGACTAGGTCAGTATAAAAACAAGACTATTGATGGAAGTGTGCTTATTCTAAACAGTTCATATACACCGATCGTGAATGTTCGTTTTACTGATTTATTTCCGATTTCACTTTCAAATCTTGACTTTAATAGCACTTTAACGGAAATACAGTACGTTACTGCTACCGTCTCATTTAGATTCACAAGATTCTATTTTGATGTACTTAGTAGTTGACATTTTTTAGAATTGGGTATATAACAAATAATGTAATAAAGTATCATAATGGAGTTAATGAATGAGAGTAATCAATCTCTTTGGAGGTCCGGGAACTGGTAAAAGTACTACTGCCGCGGATTTATTTTCACACATGAAATGGAAAAACATCAATGTCGAATTGGTGAATGAATACGCCAAAGAAGTCACCTGGGATGAACGACACAAGATCCTTGAAGATCAACTTTACATTATGGCTAAACAGAATCACAAACTCTGGCGATTACAAGGTAAAGTGGATTGGGTGATTACAGACAGTCCTATTGTGATGGCATTGGTCTATGCTGGTGAAAACTATCTACCAAACCATTTCAGATATTTGGGACATGAAATCTATAATCATTATGACAATATCAACATTTTTCTAAAGAGAGAAAAGCCTTATCATAGTGTTGGTAGGAATCAGACTGAAAATGAAGCTCGTGACTTAGATGCTAAAATTAAAAATCTTTTAATAAATTCTGGTTATTCTTTCATTGAAGTTCCTGCAAACCAAGATGCCAAACACATCATTTTTAATCACTTAAAGGTTCACCATGATCTACAATTTAATTGACTGCAACTCCGAAATACTAAAGAATCCTGTACCAAAGTTTGATTTTAGTAATCCTCCTACAGACCCTATTCAGTTAGCACACGATCTAGCTGAAACGATGTTAAAGCATAATGGTATGGGTCTTTCTGCAAATCAAGTAGGTTTACCCTACCGAGCATTTGCAATTAAAGCAAATCCAATCATCGTATGCTTTAATCCTATCATCGTTGATATGAGCGAAGAACGAATTTATCTTGAAGAAGGATGTCTATCATATCCTAACTTCTTTGTAAAAGTCCGCCGTCCTAAAATTGTCAAAGTTCGTTATACAGAACCTAATGGTAATATCGTAACCAGAAAACTTGACGGACTTACATCACGTATCTTTCAACATGAATATGATCATCTTGAAGGTATCAACTACATCAAGAGAGCAAATCGTATTCATGTCGAGCAGGCCAGAAATAAGCAAAAGTCTGGCAAAACTCCAAATTCAAGTTTTAACTTTATTGATGCATATTTGACAGGGAAGATTTAAATTTACATTTATTAAAATGGTATCTAGACATATTACCACCACCTCCAGTAGTATTACAATGTGGGCAAGTACTAATTTTCATTTGTTTTCCGAGTTTAGAAATGGACATCTTTTTTCTAGACTCATCGGACATAGTTTTACCTAACATAGGACTTTTATAATTTTCAGATTTATAATATTTTTTGCGTTTTCCTCGCATTTTAGATTTTGTTTCTTCTGAAATTATTCTACCTTTAAGTTTTTCACTCATTAGTTTTTTAGATTCATCTGTATGCTTTTTGTTTTGCATAGGATTAATCTTTCTAGCTTTAGCATTAATTGAAAGTTTTTGTTTTGATTCTAATGAATGTAAATGACCAGCAAAACAAGGACCACCCGTATGTGAATTTTCAATCATAAGATTTGCCCATAATTTAGATTTTACTATGTCATTATCTTCTGAAAATTTTAGTGCAAATTCTTCACAAAGTTTTTGATCATCAAATCCCCAAATTTCTAAAGTTTTAACATATTCTTTACCATGCTTTTTGATGTGTCTGCACCACATTTTACCAGATCCTAAATATTTAAATGGATCACTTTTGATGGTCTTACCGAAATACTTTAATCCGGTAATTGAATGCTGTTTAACGTAGAGATATATAATCATGCTGGCTGCTCCTTGTAAGCTCTAGTGTGGTTGGGGACGGCAATCCCGCGAACCACTTTATTTATAATAAAAGGAATTTAACATTAAACTTGAAGAAATTCTTACATCATGGGAAGTCGACTGTAAAATTGACAAGACAAAATTGTCAGATGAAGCTATTAAGATCCCTCAGTTACACCACAAATACTATCGGATATATATTAACGAGAGGCTTACTCTCCGTAAATATGAAACTCAACTTAAGATTCTGAAGAAAGACAAGTTTGAGTTTTATACAGAAGGTCCAACCGAAGAAACTCATGCATTAGGATGGCGATTACCACCTAAGGGAAAGATCCTTAAGGCGGATGCAAATGGTTATGTGGAAACTGATAAAGATATTGTTGATCTTACTTTGAAAATAGGACTTCAAATGGAGAAAACTGATTTACTTGAATCCATCATTAAATCAATTGCTAATCGAAATTTCATCATTACTAATGCTATTGCGTTCGAGAAATTTCAATTGGGTATTTAATTTGTATAATCATATCTTCCCATGTATAAATAACAACATAGGAGATTGATATGAAACACAAGTTAATGATAAAACAACATTTAGACACAAAATTAAAATATCTGTGCTATACTAGAAAAGAAGGTATTGAATACGATTTATATCTAGGTTCAGGTATTGAATGGTTAAAGCATTTAACTGAATATGGAGATAATATAGAGACTATTCTTATCTTTGAAACAGATGACAAGCAAGAATTTAAAAAGTATGCTAGAAATAAAAGTATTGAATGGGATATAATAAATTCTTCAGAATGGGCAAATTTAAAATTAGAAGAAGGTGATGGTGGAGACACAGTATCAAATAGAATGTGGATTACTAATGGTGAATTGAGTAGATACATTCTTAAAGAAGATAAGATCCCTGATGGTTGGAGAAGAGGGAGATCTAATACTCCATTTAATGATCCTATCAAACAAAGTGAATTTTCTAAAAGATCAGATAGAACTAAAACGGGAAAATCACTTAAATTGACTTGGGCTGAAGGTAGATTTAATAGAGATCATTCTAAGTGTGGAACTAAGGGTGATAATAATGTTTTTAAAAGACCTGAAGTTAAAGAAAAGGTAAGAATAGCAAGACTTAAAAATTTAGAAATTCCGGCAATTTGCGATAAGTGTGGAAAATCTTATAAAGGTAGTCAAGGATTGTCTGTGCATATTAGAAGAAGTAGGATATGTAAATAATGTCAGACGTTCATCTAAAATATATAAATTCCGTATATGTAAAAGTATTAGCTGAACCAAGTATTATTATGGAGATCTCTGAACATTTCACTTGGAAAGCAGAAAATTATAAATTCCATCCAAAATACAAAGCTCGTATCTGGTCAGGAGATATTACTCTTCTTAACCGAATGACCGGCTTAATTTATGCTGGTTTGGCACAACGAATTAAAAAGTTCTGTGATGCCAGAGGCTATTCATTTTCATTTGATGACGAACTTACATATCAAAATATAACAGAAGATGAACTTCGTACTCATATTAAATCTCTGAATATCCCCGACAAGTTCCAGGAACGTGATTATCAGTTTGAATCAATTTTGAAATGTCTACGTACTGGTAAGCGTACTCTATTGAGTCCTACTTCAAGCGGTAAATCAATGATGATTTACGTCATATCCCAGTGGTATAAGCAATTCAAGGGACTTATTATCGTACCTACTATTGGTCTTGTTTCACAGATGGAAAGTGATTTTAGAGATTATGGCTATACCGGAAAAATATCCACAAGCATTGGAGGTCTATCAAAGTCTAATGACATTGATGCCGATGTCGTCATCACAACATGGCAGTCTCTCAACAATGGCAAATCAAAAATGCCAAAGCAATGGTACTCTCAGTTCGGCTATGTTTTTGGAGACGAAGCACACGGAGCAAAAGCAACCAGTCTCATCCAGATACTTACCAGCTTGGAAACTTGTAGATACAGATTCGGTACTACAGGAACATTGTCTAACAACAACCCACTCAATGAAGCAACAATTGAGGGACTCTTTGGTCCGAAGTATAAATCAATCTCTACTAGAGAGCTTATGGATCAAGGATATGTCGCAAAGCTTAAAATCAAATGCATCGTTCTTAAATACTCAATCGATGAATGTAAAACAGTACGATCAAAAACATACCAAGAGGAAATCGACTACCTCGTCAACAACGACAAACGAAACAAGTTTATTAAAAAGCTTACTTTATCACTCAAAGGAAATAAGCTCCTCTTCTTCAGAATCATTGATCATGGCAAAATACTGTTCGATTCTATTAAATCAGAGACCAACAATAATGTCTTTTATATCGATGGATCCGTAAAAGGCGAAGAAAGAGAACGAATTCGTCATGCTATTGAAGATGAACACAATGCAACACTAATTGCGTCATTGGGTACTACATCAACTGGTGTGAGCATTAATAAGCTTCATCATATGATTGCAGCATCGCCATCAAAATCCAAGATTAAAGTTCTACAGTCTATTGGCCGTATGTTACGTATGCACAAAGAAAAGGAAGAAGCAATCTTATATGATCTCGTTGACGATTTATCTTACAAGTCACATCAGAACTATACTCTAAAGCACTTCATGGAACGAACAAAAATTTATGATCAAGAAAAATTTGAATATGACATCATTACGGTGAATCTATGAAAGAATATGTAAGTTTAAGACTAGTTTCAGGACAAGAAGTAATTGGTGAAGTTGAATCATTGGTAGATTACATAACTCTATTAAATGCAGTTGAAATCACACAAGCATATGATGAGCGTGGGTATAACCTATTGAAATTTACACCTTTTATGACGTGGGTCGAAGATGAGGTATTTACATTTAATCCAAAGCATGTTATAATGGTATGTACTCCAACAGAAAAGCTTGTCAACTATTACAAGCAATATATGGATACTTTAAAAGAAAGTGAACTTGAAGATGTCTTTAACCGATACAAACAAAGATCTACCAAAAAACACTGAAGCTTATAAAAAGCCAAAAGAACGAACTCATTATGTAGATAATAAAAAACTATATACTGAAATGATCGTTTATCTAAATAAGCTAAATGAAGCAAAAGAACAGGGACTTAAGGATAAAGATCTACCTAGAATCCCTGAATATGTAGGAAAGACAATCTACCTTATTGCTACACGACTTGCTACAAAGCCTAACTTCGCAGGTTATTCATATAAGGATGAAATGATTTCAGATGGAATTGAGAACTGTCTGACATATCTACACAACTTTGACCCAGACAAGTCAAAAAATCCATTTGCTTACTTTACAACAATCATCTATTATGCATTTCTCAGACGAATTCAGCGTGAGCAGAAGCAACAGTACATCAAGCAAAAGAGTCTTATTAACTCATCTGTTATGAATACTCTGGTTGATATGTCATCTGATGATGCAGCACACTTTAATGCGGTCTATGTTCATCTGAATGATGGTCGTTCTAATGATCTGATCGAGAAGTTTGATAAATTAAAAGAACCTAAAACCCCAAAAAAGAAAAAGGGTATTGAAAAGTTTATGGGAGATTCAGATGAAGTATGATATGCTTCCACCTATTATTCAACAGACAATCACTTCAATGCTAGATCCTTCTACACCTGAAGTGGTGAAGTTTAATAATATGCAAACTCTTACAAAAATTAAAGAAGGTTGTGAATCTGCAATTTCAACTTATAATAGAAAGTATCGTAAGTGAAATATGTGTTTTTATAAATAGTGTCATGGTAATAAATTTAGGCACTATTTATGAACATTCTTTATAAAATTACATATCTTCCACATTTAGAAAATAAAACTCCTCCTTACTATTATATAGGATCCAAGTATAATTATAAAGGTAATTATTTTGGATCACCTTCTTCCAATCAAAAAGATTGGTTCACAGAAGATTTATCAATATCAAAATGGTGGAAGTATGAAATAAGTAAAAATAAGCATAACTTTAAATTTGAAATATTAGAAAATTGTGGTGATGTTACGCCTCAAATTCTAGTGGAAAAAGAAAAAACTCTTCATATAGATTTAAATGTTAAGAATAATA